GCTATTTGTGCGCCTAGAATATACAATGGAAATATAGAATCACTTGTGGGCGTATAACTGGTTTTGCTGATATGATACAACTTACGCATTTAAAATTACAACAAGTATTATCTCGTATGGTTCCAGATGGTATCTATTTGGATGCAGATGGACTCGCTGAGATTGATTTAGGTAATGGAACAAATTACAATCCTCAAGAAGCTTTAAACATGTTCTTCCAAACAGGTTCTGTTATTGGTAGATCTATGACCGGCGACGGAGATATGAACCCTGGTAAAATACCTATTCAAGAAATACAATCAGGTAATGGTAGTGGTAAAATGCAGTCTTTAATTCAGACTTACAACTATTATATGCAGATGATCAGAGATGTAACCGGGCTTAACGAAGCTAAAGACGGTAGTACACCTGATTCAAACGCATTAGTTGGCGTTCAAAAACTAGCAGCTGCTAATTCAAATACAGCTACAAGACACATATTACAAGCAGGGTTATTCCTTACGGCTGAGTTATGTGAGAGTTTATCTCTTAGAATATCTGATATACTAGAATATTCACCAACAAAAGAAGCTTTTATTCAGCAGATAGGTAAACACAACGTAGCAACGTTATCAGAAATGGCTGAGTTACATTTATATGACTTTGGAATATTTATTGAATTAGAGCCAGACGAAGAGGAAAAACAATTATTAGAAAACAACATACAAGCGGCAATAGCTCAAGGCCTGATAGACTTAGAAGATGCAATTGATCTTAGACAGATAAAAAACATCAAGCTAGCAAACCAACTACTTAAAATACGTAGAAAGCAAAAGCTAGAAAGAGATCAAAAAATGCAACAAGAGAATATGCAAGCACAAGCCCAGGCAAATGCTCAAGCACAACAAGTTGCAGCTCAAGCAGAAATTCAAAAATCCCAAGCATTAGTACAAACACAAATACAGTTAGAACAAGCCAAATCTCAGTTCAAGCAACAAGATATGGTTAATGAAGCTAAACTTAAAAAAGATCTAATGGCTTATGAGTTTGAATTAAACAAACAGCTAAAGCAAATGGAGATGAGTACAGTACAACAAAAAGAAACAAACAAAGAAGATCGTAAAGACGAAAGAACAAAAATACAAGCTTCTCAGCAGTCAGAACTAATAGATCAAAGAAATAATGATAAATCACCTAAAAACTTTGAATCTGCAGGTAATGATAATATGGGAGGCGGATTTAGTCTAGACGGTTTCGACCCTAGATAACTTTTAATTATTTAATTATATTATATTATGGAAAACAATGAACAAAACGTATCCACACCGGATGCAACAAACGAAGTAGCTAACGAAGCTATTAAAGTAAAAAAAAGACCAAAGCAACTAATCGAAGACAAAGTAGTAGCAAAAGTCAATTTAGATGACGTAAATACAAATAAGATTCCGTCACCTGATGAACCAACCAAAATAAACCTAGATGAAACTACAGAAGATAACCCTGACGACACAGGAGTGGTTGGAAGCGATGAAGCTACCAACACCACACAAGAACAAGAAGAAGTACCAGAGAAAACCGAAACACAAGAAACAGAGTCACCAGTATTAGAAGAAATAACAGAAGAAGAAGTTCAAGAGAAAGCTGAAGAGCTAACTACTGAAATTGAAGAAGCTGTTGCTGAATCTAAAGACACAGGTGTTGAGTTACCAGAGAATATTCAAAAAGTCATAGACTTTATGGGTGATACTGGTGGTAGTTTAGAAGACTACGTGAAACTTAATAAAGATTACAGTGATCACGATGACATGTCTTTGTTAAAAGAATACTACAAAAATACTAAATCTCATTTAACTAGTGAAGAGATAGACTTCTTAATAGAAGATGAATATAGCTTTGATGAAGATGTAGATGAAGATAAAGTAATAAGAAAGAAAAAGATAGCGCTAAAAGAGCAAGTTGCTAGTGCTAAAAGCCATCTAGACGGGCAAAAGTCTAAATACTATGAAGAGATTAAAGCTGGTTCAAAGCTCACGGGTGAGCAATCGAAAGCAGTGGAATTCTTTAATAGATATAACAAGGAGTCTGAGGAAACTCAGAAAATAGCGGAACACCAAAAGTCCACTTTTCAAAAGAAAACTGCACAAGTTTTTAGCAATGATTTCAAAGGTTTTGATTATCAAGTAGGTGAAAAGAAATTTAGGTTTAACGTTAAGGATTCAGCTAAGGTTAAAGATACCCAAAGCGACATTAATAATTTCGTCAAGACGTTCTTGAATGATAAAAATGAAATGTCAGATGCGAAAGGTTATCACAAAAGCTTATTTACAGCAATGAATCCTGATGCTGTTGCAAATCACTTTTATGAACAGGGCAAGGCTGATGCTATCAAGGATAGTGTTGCTAAATCTAAAAACATTAAAATGGATCCTAGACAAAATCATAGTAATGTGATTGAATCTGGTGGTTTGAAAGTAAGAGCAGTGGCAGGCGATAATTCATCTAGACTTCGAGTAAAAATGAACAGTAACAAAATTAACTAACTTAAAAATTAAAAACTATGCCATTTAACGCAGGAGGTGCGGCATTAGCCCACCTAACTCCACGACCAACGCAAACGCTTTGGGGAGACAATTATTTAAGCTTCGACTCCGGTTCAGGAGGCGGAACTTTCGCACAACAATTCTTACCAGAAATCTACGAGAAAGAAGTAGAAAGATACGGAAACAGAACAGTTTCTGGATTCTTAAAAATGGTAGGAGCTGAAATGCCTTTACAATCTGATCAGGTAATCTGGTCTGAACAAGGTAGAATCCACGTTGCTTATGACGGAATCGCTACAGCTAATCAAGTTGAGATTCTAAGTAACACGGGTAATACAGTCACTGTACCAAGTGGACACTTAGTGCAGTTACATGATACTATTATAATCGCTAAAGCTGGTGTTTCAGCTAAATGTTTAGTAGTAGCTGTAGCAGCAACGAATATCACAGTAGCACCATATGCTACCGCTGATTTATCTGCGTTCACAAACAGTGACAACATTAAACTATTCGTTTACGGTACTGAATACAAAAAAGGATCTTCTGGAGTCGCTGGCTCTATCGATGCTTCTTTTACTCAGTTTAGTAACAGACCAATCATAATGAGAGACAGATACCAAGTTAATGGTTCTGACACTGCTCAAATCGGTTGGGTTGAAGTTACTTCTGAAAACGGAGCTGGTGGTTTCTTATGGTACTTAAAATCTGAGCATGAAGCTCGTTTAAGATTTGAAGATCAAATGGAAATGGCTATGATTGAAGGTGAAGTAGCTGGAGGTAGCTTTGCTGGTACTGGGGACTTCGCGGTTCAAGGTACTGAAGGTTTATTCGCTGCATTAGGATCTAGAGGTTTAGTATATAACAACGCAGATTTTGACGCTATTGGCGGTAACGCTGCACCAACAGGTGGTGTTGCTTACAACAATAACGCTGGACTTGCTGAGTTTGATACTATTCTTCAAGAACTAGATAAGCAAGGAGCTATTGAAGAGAACATGATGTTCTTAGACAGAGGTACTTCTTTATCTTTTGACAATATGTTAGCTCAACAAAATGCTGCTTTTGGTGGTGGTACTTCTTATGGAGTATTTAACAACGAAGAGGATATGGCATTGAACTTAGGTTTCTCTGGTTTTAGACGTGGATCTTACGATTTCTACAAAACAGACTGGAAATACTTAAATGATTCTACAACAAGAGGTTTATTCGCGGACATCGAAGGTGTTATCATTCCTGCTGGAACGTCAACAGTTTACGATCAAGCAATGGGTAAAAATATCTCAAGACCATTCTTACACGTACGTTACAGAAAATCTGAAGCGGATGACAGAAAGATGAAATCTTGGATTACTGGATCTGTTGGTGGAAACTATACTTCTGATGCTGATGAAATGGTAGTTAACTTCTTAACTGAAAGATGTTTGTGTGTACAAGCTGCAAACAACTTTGTATTACTTAAGAATACAACTGCTTAATATTTATTGTAATAGTTACCCTCGTAAAAACTACGGGGGTAATTGTTACTCTTATTTTAACAAACTTTTTAATTATATTATATTATGGAAAATAAAACAAAAACCTCCTGGGAGGTAAAAGATAGAACTTACATTCTAAAAGGAAAAGACACACCGATAGTATCTAAACTACCGTCAAAACACACTCAAAGAAAACCATTATTATGGTTAGATCCTGACAAAGGTTATCAAAGAGAGTTAAGGTATGCAACAAACCAAAGATCATCACTAGTTGACGAACAAACTGGAGTTGCAACACTTGGACATATAGTATTTAGAAATGGTGCCTTATTTGTAAAGAAGGAATTACAATCATTACAACAATTACTTTC